TGAGCGGGGAACCTGAAGGTCGTACTCTGCTAACGTCCCATCTGGGAACCTGACCTGAATACAACAGTGATACCAACTCCCTAAACGATTTCGCCCATCCGATCTTCGAATCTGCCACATTAATAATTGTATCGGTTTCATGGAACTCCTCTGCTACTTCTGGTAATTTCTGTACGTACTGCCGTTCAACACTGAACCCCACACCTGTGCCACACATGAGAACGTACATCATCTCATCGAACGCCTTGGGGTGGTCTATGGGTAGGTAGCTACAGTTAAACCCTGCTACGTTGTCACGATCCAGTGCCTCTCCTGCGGTCATCAGTGCTCGCATGGAAGGCATTACGTCTAGGCTGTGGATAGCCTCGTAAACCTCCTTACGTGCCGTCTCTGGCAGATCATCGCCCCAGTAGTTAACGTAGCGACCTACTGTTTCTTCCCAAGTCTCCCTACGCTTCTCATCTGGTAAGTACCTAGCGTACCGTGACTTGTGTATGTACTGTTGGTATGCGTCCATCTATTCCGTTACTCCTAGCGTTTCGTTAATGATTGCTTGTGCCGCCATCTGAAGTAACATGTATACTCCGTCAGGGTACTGCTCGTTGGACGCTACTTCAAACATCTCACCGTCTTCGTACATGATGACAGCTACCTTTACCTTTCGTCCCTCTTCCTCGTGTTTTAGTGCTTTGACTACAAACGCAGACAGAAACTCTGATGTTGTGATTTCGTCCTTCTCTTGATCTTTGTTACCAAACTTACCTTCTACTACTTTCACGGGCCTACCTCCTTGATTAACCAGCCTAAGTAGACCTGTGCTTTCTTGAGATCCTCTACACCGTTCTTGTACTCGTAACGCCAGAGGTACTTCAGGCAGTTGCCCTTGAGATACCCCTTGTATTCCTGCGGGTGCATGGACGCCTTGATTGCTTCGATGGCTTCTATCGCTCCCCTGTTGTAGTGATCGGGCTGTGTCACAGAGTTGTGTTTATCCTGTGGGTGGTACAGTTTTCCGCTGACAGTTCTAACTCTGTCCCACTCTTCAGGCGTAGCGTTATCAATACTCATTCATTTCCTCCAACTCTTCTTGAAAATTGTCTAGCTTTCGTAGGAGTTTATCCTCAAACCTGTCAAGTATATCCTCTGCTGAAATCTGTAACGCCTCTATCAAATCATCTGGGTCGTAAAGATGAAGCAGCCGTTCTTTAATTTCTTCTAGTGTCAGAGACATAACTGACTAACTCCTTTAACGTGTCTATATTGTACCACAAAATCTCGTGTTTGTCACACCAACCAGCCATAGTAAGTTTACTCCCTCTGTTTACTCTCTGGTTTTCGTTCATCAACACAAAGATTAACTCCTGGTTTTCGCCCAAACAGTTTTTAACTGATCGGTATTTTTGTGTATCTCCTGCCCTGAAGTACCCTTTGCACTCAATGTAGTACGTGACTCCTCCTTGTTCGTACACGAAATCTGGTGTGTACTTTCGTTCAATCCTGTACGGAACTTGGCACGGCTCGTACTTAAAACCAAATGGTTGTAGCTGTTGCCCGACATCTTTTTCAAACCCTGATCTGTATTTACCTATGTTTTTCTTTTTACGGCGCATTATTGAAACCTTCTCCCATCGAACCAAGCAACAATACTTTTTCTTTCCCCTTCAATAACAGGGGTAACTCTGTGGGAGAGAAAAGACGGAAAAACTAAGACGTTACCTTTTTGTCTTAACTCTTCGAGACTGTACTCGTGCCTTTGAAGTAATTCAAAATCACCACCTTTGTACGTGCTTGGGTCTGTTAATTGCAGAGTCACACTTAACTTTCTTTGGAAAGGGTTTTGATCAAAGAAAGTGTCAGTGTGCCACGAGTAATGATCGCCAGCGTTGCTGTAAACAGTGTATTGAATAGCGTCAATCCCTGAGATAGAAAACCCGTACACTTTTTTATTTGCGTCTGTAATTATGTCTACCAATTTAGACGAAACAAAGTACCACAACTCTGAATTTGCCAAACCATTTTTGGTTATAAATCCAGTTTGGCTCTTCCGTGTTTTATGTATCGTTTCTTTTTTGTCGCGACCAACAGTAGCTTCCTTTACATCTAAAATTTTATCTGCGTACCTTGTAATGTAATCACAATCTTCAGCAGAAAACCAATTCTTGTACAAAGAACACACCTTCATTTTAGTTTCTACCTAATTTCGATTTCTGGGACTTGCGGTTCATTAGCCACCTCCACTAAGTAACGTGGGCCGTTAGCGTAGGCAAATCCTCGAACGTCAGGCCAACAAACTTTCTTGTAAGGGCAGTAAGAGCAACCGACTGCCAGTTTCATGTTACCGCTTTTGCCGTCAGCTACTGGTTCGTAGCAGTGCTTCGGCGGCTCCTCTTGTTGAACAACCTCTTTGATGCGGTCAATCCTTTCGCCTACGTCGTACCCTATCTTCTCGTGAACAGGGGCTTGCGTGTCGGAAGAGTCGTACATCAGGTAAGTTAAGTGTCCGTTCTGCTTGTCCATCGCAAGCCATCCGAACTTAGTTTCACCTTCGGAATATCCGTACCCTTTAATCTGAGCAACGTATCCAAACGGATCATCATAAGCCAGACTTCCGTCCTTGAATTTCTTAAACCCAAAAGTGGACACACTCTTAACATCAGTGACAACACCGTCAATTTTGCAGTCCATGCTGCCCGTAACACCGTTGACTTCGCACTTCTTCTGTTCATCAGTAACCTCGTGTCCTGCTAGTCTAGTCAAGAACAACAGCAGTTCTTCTATCAGATGTCCGTACATAAACTTAACGTGTGTGTTAGGCGTCAGTTCTTCTGCGACTCCAGGATTATTAACCACGTTCCACAAGTAACGGTCATCACGCCCGATGTTTGACATTCGTAGCTTGCGACCGTCACGTTTCTCTGTGAACAAGTTTGCCATGAGTCGCTTACAGTTCTCACCAAAGCGGTCAATCTCCTCGTACAGATCGACACCCTCTGCTGGTTCTTTAGTTGAAACAGTTTTGTAGATGTCGTTTACTAGCGAATAAATTTCCATGTTAATCCCTATGGTTGATCCAATAGAAGTCGCCTGACTCTGGGTTGTAGGACAAGAACACGATTTTGTTTGCTTTCTGTTCGTCTGTTCTCTTTTCTCCTATTCGCCAATCTGCTTTGTTTGGTCGGTAATCTCTCTGTGTAGTTTTAACGTCGATTAAAGTACACTCTCCGTCTTTGTACGCCACTATGTCAATGGGACCACTACAGCCACAGTTACGGAACACCTCGTACCCTTGCTCCCACAGCCAAGTGACTGCTTTGTGTTCAGCTAAGTCTCCCTTGCGTGACCTGTTCATCTCTACAGTGTTCTCTGTTTCAGCTTCGTTGTCAAACATTTCGTAGTTTTCCATGTCAGTGTGTCTCCGACCAAGTGTTTCCGATTTGATATTCTCCGTCGAGTGGACAGCGGAGTGAAAATGAAATGCCAGCCGCCTTGATGCACTCGACTGCGAGCCAGCCGAACTTCTCTGCTTGTTTTGTAGCCACCTCCGATTGTATCTCGTCATGTATATTGCCTATGAACTTGAAGTTGATGTTGTGCTCCGTCGCGTGAAGGTTCAGAAGAACAAGAGCTTTCTTCATTACAACCGCACCAGCCGCTTGAAGCAACGTGTTTAATGCACTGTGTTCTGATCGGACCCAGAGCTTTCTTCCGTCGAGTCCGACGAGGTAACCTTTCCTAGCAGCCTGTCCAACTCTGTCTCGTAAAGTTTCAAGAGTAGGTGTGTTTCGTAGAAAGCGTGTCCTAAGCTGGTTGCCATCTTTAGCAGATCCTCCGACGATGCTTCCGATCTTGGCATCTCCTGCTCCGTAAAGGAAAGCATAGATGAAAGTTTTTGCCTGAGACCTTGTTGTAAGTCCAGCAGCCAGTTGATTTCTGGTGTGAATGTCTTCTCTAAGTAAGACATCTGTAAACTCCTCGTCGCCCATGTAGTGTGCGAGCATCCGTAGTTCCAATCCACTGGCGTCTGCACCGACTAACTTGTAACCGTCCGGTACAGTCCAGCACCTTCGACACTCTTCACCGTACTGGGAACTAGATGAAGGAACTTGTGCCATGTTTGGGTTCTGGTGTGTCATTCTGCCAGTAACAGCACCGTTGCTGATGACTCGCCCGTGTACCCTGCCGTCTTCCTTTACGTGTTCTAACCAGGATTTTACTTGGGAGTGTCGCTTCTGGAGTAACAGGTATTCCAGTACTTGTTGCGCTTCGGGAACATGATGATTCTCTTTAAGCGTCTTCTCATCAACAACAGGTTTGCCCGTCGTAGTGACTGCCGACCATACTGCGCCCTTAGCTGTAAGCCTGTCGGCCACTTGCTGTCTTGAACCAACATTGAATACAGTGACCTTATCCTTGAGCCGTTTACCAGTTTTCTCTGAGTATCGCTCCTCAACAACCGGCGGGAAAACCGCCTGAAGATCTGCTTCAATTTCATTCATGCGCTCCTTAAACTTAGCAACGAGCAGGTGACACAGACGCTGATCGAGTAGCCATCCGTTGTCCTCTTGCTGTTGCATTAGCCACTGCACTTGATGCTCAAGGTCAACGCTCTCCTGCTTGAATCCGTCTAGCTCTACCTTGAGTTTGTTGTACACAGCTTCGGTTAACTCTACGTCACGCAAGCAGTAGTCGATCATCTCGGGAGTAAGCTGGGACCAGTCGTTGTGATCTCCCTTTGCGAACCCAAGCGTGTTGCCCCAGTTCCGCAGAGAGTGACCACCTGACCGGCTTGGGTCGGCTAACCTAGAGAGGACAAGTGTATCAACGATCCTACTACGGTCAAAACTAACGTTCCAAAGGCGGTCCAGAACAGGTACGTCGAAACCGATTCCATTGTGGAAAACCCAACTTGCGTTCGGGCGATCCGATACATACGCTTTGAAGTCTTTCTCATTACATATTACCTCCGATACTCCGTTGTTGCGGCACACGGCACACCAGATAGTTGTGGCGTCCAGACCGTCAGTTTCAATGTCACAAAAGACTAGGTTCAAAACTCTGTCTCCGGTGGGTTAGGGTTAGCACACTCGTGTATGCGT